AATTGGAATTAGGCCGCGCCAAGGCTAATGGGAAAATAGGTAAGACCTTATTCGATAAGGCCATGGCCGGAGATACTGGATCGCTTATATGGTGGACTAAAACTCAAATGCGCTGGGCAGAAACTCAAAAGCACGAGATAGTACATACTGGTATTAGTATTACTGGTGCATTAGAGGCGGCGAAGGCTCGTCTCATTGAAGAGAACATCATCGATGCGGAGATCGTGAAGCCCCGGCAGCTCGAAGATGGGTCTGGGCAAGGGGAGACGTAAAAAAAGGCCCCTAGGGGCCTTTTGAGTTGATTGAATAGCGGTCGAGGATGACCCAAGCTTTGAAGACTTGGTGCTGGTCTACGTGGGGCATCGAGCCTATCTCCCGTGCCAGTGCGAGCAGGGCGCCCATGGCCTGGGTGTAGGTGGGCAGATTGGCGTCGGCTAGCAGCTGGTCGGCTTGAAGGATTGGTGGGTTCATTTTGCGCACCTGTATGCGTCTCCCAGGATCGTCCAACGATAGCCGCAGGACGTACACCCCAGCCTGCGCCGTTTAACGCCGTGGCGGGGGCTGTGGCGCGTTTCTAGCACCCTTGCGGGGGCTTGGCACTTGGGGCAGTACTTCATCGGTAGAATTCCTTCTCAAGGATGTGGGTGGGGACGCTGAAGGCTATCGAGGTCAGGATCAGGGCGATCTTGAACGGGTGGCCCTCATTCAGCAGGGCGCACAAGTGGGCTTGGCGGGTTTGGCTCATCAGAAGTACATCCCAAGGACTAGGCCGCCGATGATGCCCAGGGCGATGGCGAAGAGGGCTTGTTTCATGTTGTGCTTTCGTTGATGGGGCCGAAGCCCCTGGTTGTTAGGCTGCGCGAATCCAGCCAGCACGCTGAATGTAGTCGGCATGATCTGCCAGCAGTTCAGCCTGAGTCTTGTACCAAGGGCCAACTTGCCGGGGCTTGCCATCGTTCGTGTCGAGGTGTTGCCAGCCTATGCCGCGAAGGTGCTGGTAAAAAATCCCTGTCGTCTGTGAGTAGCGGGTTGCTTGCATGGTGTATCTCCTGGTTGGTTGCTGCGCTGTCTGTTAGTCATGTCGCGCAGTGATGTAAATGTAGCATGGTTCTAGTGTCTGGACACTAGGGGAAACACTAGTACATTAAATTGTTGACACCACGACATCGCTTTGCTATAGTTCACTCATCGCATCAAACAGCAGCAGCTGACCGATGCAGACAACAGGAGATAGAGATGATCGAAAAAATCAAGCACGCAGCTCTCGTGGCCATTTTTGGCGTAGTCACGTTGGCCATAGCGGTTGGCATGGCAATGGCAATGAACCCGGCCACGTGGCGATAAGCAGCGGGGGCTGAGCCCCCAGCTCGCTGCCCTACGTCGCACGATGCTGCACGATCCTCGGTCGCGGCAGGCTAGCCCCTGCGCTTTTTAAATCAAGGGGGGGGGTAGGGCCCTGCGCGACCGGTCAAGCTGGGGGAAGGGTTCACGAGAAATTTTTTGCAAAATTTTTATTTTTATCATGCGTTTTATCTTTTTCTATCTTGCACTAAACTATCAATATCCCACACCCCTTCATTAACTTACACTACAAGGTTAAACATGAATTCAATTGACAAAGTAGAACAAGAAATTCAAGCCAAAGGCTTGACTGCGCCGCGTATCACGCCAGCCGACATTGAGGCAAACATTGTTTCGGAGCACTATTTCACCGCCGCGCAAGGCGTGTACGGGGCTGGAAGCGCAACAAACTCAAATCCAGAGAGTTTGTCATTGTTGACTTTTTGTGTGCTGGTGCTTCGAAACGGTTTTACCGTAACCGGCGAATCTGCCTGCGCCAGCTCAGAAAATTTCGATGCTGGAATCGGGCGCAAGATTGCAAGAAATGAAGCAGTAGGCAAAATTTGGCCGCTAATGGGTTATGAGCTCAAGACTAAGCTGGCAAAGAAAGTTGCGTAAATTTTTGGAGTAACTATGCAAACCCCCATCTACAAGCCCCAAGAGGAGCAAGAACTTATGTCATTGATCTGGAGTGAGCGGATCAAGGATGACCCGTTGGCGTTTGTGATGTATGTGTTTCCGTGGGGTGAGAAGGGGACGCCGTTGGAGAGGTTTAGGGGCCCGAGGAAGTGGCAGAGGGAGGTTTTGGGGGATTTGAGGGATCACATTCGGGAGAACAGGGCTTTGCAAGAGGCGAAGTTGCCGCACCAGAGTGAGGATGATGTGGCGTATAAGGTTTTGAGGGAGGCGGTGAGTTCTGGGCGTGGGATTGGGAAGTCGGCGTTGGTGTCGTGGGTGGTGATATGGATGGTGTCGACGAGGATTGGGTCGACGACGATCATTTCGGCGAACAGTGAGCCGCAGTTGAGGTCGGTGACGTGGGCGGAGATTACGAAGTGGTTGGCGATGGGGATTAACAGTCACTGGTTTGAGATCAGTGCGACGAGGGTATTGCCGGCGAAGTGGTTAACGGAGTTGGTGGAGAAGGATTTGAAGAAGGGGACGAGGTATTGGGGGATTGAGGGTCGGTTGTGGAGTGCTGAGAACCCGGATGCGTATGCGGGGGTGCACAATTTTGATGGTGTTATGGTGATTTTTGATGAGGCGTCGGGGATTGACGATGCTATTTGGTCGGTGGCGACGGGTTTTTTCACGGAGAACACGCCAAATCGGTTTTGGTTGGCGTTTAGCAATCCGCGGCGCAATGTGGGTTACTTTTTTGAGTGTTTTGGGTCTAAGAGGGACTTTTGGACGACGAAGGTGATTGATGCGCGGTCGGTTGAGGGGACTGATAAGGCGGTGTATGACCAGATCATTGAGGAGTATGGTGAGGATTCGATCCAGGCGCGGGTGGAGGTGTATGGGGAGTTTCCGGCCGCGGGTGAGGATCAGTTTATTTCGCCTGTTGTCATTGATGAGGCGATGTCGAGGCCGAGGTGGAAGGATCAGACGGCGCCGATAGTGATTGGGGTGGATCCGGCGCGGGGCGGGATGGATTCAACGGTGATTGTGGTGAGGCAGGGGCGGGATATTGTGGCGATCCGGCGGTATAAGGGGGACGACACGATGACGACGGTTGGGAATGTGATTGATGCGATAGAGGAGTACAAGCCTGCGTTGACGGTGATTGACGAGGGTGGGTTGGGGTATGGAATTCTTGACAGGTTAACGGAGCAGAGATATAAGGTGCGAGGGGTTAATTTTGGCTGGAAGGCTAAGAATCCTGTGATGTGGGGGAATAAGAGGGCTGAGATGTGGGGTGCGATGCGGGATTGGTTAAAGACTGCGTCGATGCCACAGGATCGGGCCATGAAGTCGGATTTATTGGGTCCGATGAAGAAGCCGGACTCGTCTGGGACGATTTTCCTTGAGGGTAAAAAGGAGATGAGGGCTAGGGGTTTGGCTAGTCCTGACGCGGCGGATGCGTTGGCGGTTACTTTTGCTTATCCGGTGGCGAGTCGGGAGTACAATCCGAAAAACGAGCGTCGGGTGGTAATGCAGGGTGGTGCTGGCGCGTCTAGTTCTTGGATGGGGAGCTGAAATGCCGTTGGTCAAATCTAAGTCTCCAGAGGCTTTTCGCAAGAATGTCAAAGCTGAGGTGGCGGCGGGTAAGCCTGTGAAGCAGGCGGTTGCGATTGCGTACTCTGTGAAGCGTGAAGCTGCTGATGCCAAGAAGGGCAAGAAATGAGTAAGAAGGATCAGGATATCCTTTCAACGGCGCGTTCTCGCTTGAACATGGCTATTGCGGCGTATTCGGAGAGCCGCGAGGACGAGATTGACGATCTCAAATTCTTTGCTGGTTCGCCTGATAACCATTGGCAGTGGCCTGCGGATGTATTGGCGACTCGTGGGGCGGTGCAGGGGCAGACGATCAATGCGCGGCCCTGTTTGACCATCAATAAGCTGCCGCAGCATGTGCGTCAGGTGACAAATGACCAGCGTCAGAATCGGCCTGCGATCAAGGTTATTCCGGTTGATGACAAGGCGGATGTCGAGGTTGCGGACATTTTTGACGGGCTGATGCGCCATATTGAATACATCTCGGATGCGGATGTAGCGTATGACACGGCGTGCGAGAACCAGGTTGCGTATGGTGAGGGGTACATTCGGATCCTGACCGAGTACTGCGACGATAACTCGTTTGATCAGGACATCAAGATTGGCCGGGTGCGCAACAGTTTTAGCGTGTACATGGATCCGACGATCCAGGACCCATGCGGTTCGGATGCAAAGTGGTGTTTCATTACTGAAGACATTTTGAAGGCTGATTACGAGCGGATGTTCCCGGACGCCAATCCGGTTTCGACGTTGCAGACGTTGGGAGTGGGTGATCAGTCGTTGTCTCAGTGGATCAATGAAGACACGATCAGGATTGCGGAGTATTTTTACATTGATTACGACCGCAAGACGCTGAACTTGTATCCTGGCAATGTATCTGTGTTTGAGGGTACGCCTGAAGACAAGCAGATGAAGTTGATGGGCATGAAGCCTGTGCGCACTCGTCAGGCGGATGTGCAAAAGGTCAAATGGTGCAAGATCAACGGCTATGAGATTCTTGAAGAGCGGGACTGGGTTGGCAAATATATCCCGGTGGTTCGGGTGGTTGGCAACGAGTTTGAGGTTGATGGCCGAATCTATGTGTCTGGCCTTGTGCGCAACGCCAAGGACGCCCAGCGCATGTATAACTATTGGGTCAGCCAAGAGGCGGAGATGCTGGCCTTGGCGCCAAAAGCCCCGTTCATTGGCTATGGTGGGCAGTTTGAGGGTTACGAGCATCAATGGAAGACGGCAAACACGCAAAACTGGCCGTATCTTGAGGTCAATCCTGACGTTACGGACGGGCAGGGTGCCGTCTTGCCACTACCTCAACGTGCCTTGCCTCCAATGGCCCAGACAGGCCTTATTCAAGCCAAAATGGGGGCTTCGGACGACATCAAGAGCACGACGGGTCAGTATGATTCAAGCCTTGGTGCGACCAGTAATGAGCGATCGGGCAAGGCGATTCTTGCGCGTGAGAAGCAGGGCGACACGGGTACCTATCATTACGTAGACAACCTGGCCCGTGCTGTAAGGCACATTGGTCGGCAGATCATTGATGCTGCGCCAAAGATTTATGACACGCAGCGGATTGCGCGAATCATTGGCTTGGATGGCGAAACCAAGATGGCGAAGGTTGATCCGACGCAGCAAGAGCCTGTGAAGAAGATCGTTGATCAGGCAGGGATTGTGATTGATAAGATCTACAACCTGAGCGTTGGCAAATACGATGTTTGCGTGACGACTGGCCCGAACTACATGACCAAGCGCCAAGAGTCTTTGGATGCGATGAGTCAGTTGTTGCAAGGTAATCCGCAATTGTGGGCGGTTGCTGGTGATTTGTTTGTGAAAAACATGGACTGGCCTGGCGCACAGGAGATGGCAAAGCGGTTTGCCAAAACGATTGATCCGAAGCTGTTATCTAACGATGACAAGACGCCAGAGCTGCAAGCGGCCGAGCAGCAGATCCAAGCGATGGGTCAGGAGATGGAGCAAATGCACCAGATGCTGAAGAATGTTCAGCAGTCGATGGAAGCTCGTGACATTGCAATCAAGGAGTTTGATTCGCAGGTAAAGGCGTATCAAGCCGAAACGCAGCGTATCAGTGCTGTGCAGGCTGGAATGTCTCCTGAGCAAATTCAGGATATTGTGATGGGTACGATTGCGGCGGCATTGGATACTGGCGACTTGGTTGGAGGGATGCCTCAAATGGGCTCTGCGCCTCGTGGCGAGATGGAAGAACAAGGAGAAATGCAACAATGAAGGCGTCAGACTTTGTGGGGATGTTGTTCTTAGCCCGTGACGTAGCCCATTCGGTTCATTTAAACACCCGCAGCTTTGCCAAACATTCGGCATTGCAGGGGTTCTATGAGGGGATTGTGGATCTAGCCGATAGCTTTGCCGAGGCGTATCAAGGAAAACATGGCCTGATGGGGCCTGTTGCGTTGATGTCTGCGAAGAAAACGACCAACATTGTTGAGTTTCTTCAAGACCAGATGGAAGAAATTGAAGAAGAACGCTACAAAATTGTGGATAAGGACTGCACTCCGTTGCACAATATCATTGACGAGATTCTTGCGCTGTATCTGTCAACTCTCTATAAATTACGCTTTTTGGCGTGAGGTAAAAAATGGAACTTCTGCGACCTTGCATGGATGCGTCGTTTGGCGCCAAAAGCGTAGCGTATACGGGCACTGCTGGCACGACGACCACTTGGCCTGCTGGCCCACAAGGGGTTTTGGTTTGGTGCACCACAGACGCTTACATTCGCGTTGGTGAGGGTGTGACGGCGACGACTGCTGACACTCCGATACCGGCGGGGACTCCAATCCCTTTTAACGTGCCGAATCCCTCCAGCGGGGTTATCGGTACTGGTGCGCCGTGGGTTGTGAGCGCGATTCAGGTGTCGGCTGGTGGCATTTTGTACGCCAAACCGATCAATATCCGATGAGCTGGGGCGTCGCTCTCAGAAACGCCGTTGGGCTGGGGCTTGGCGGTATTCCGTCTGTTCTGAATGCGCCACCTTACGCATCGTTAAAGCTGAATTTCACTGAAGTGAATGCGCTTGATCCGCGCATTACGTTCACGCGGGCAAGCAGCGCGACGTACTTCAACAGCGCTGG